GCAAAGATCGACCCGCTGATGGCCGCGTTCTGCGCCGTTTCGCTGATGGGCCTGAATCCAGCAGGGCAGCAGACCACTTCAATTTACGACGAGGGCGTAACGATATGAGCTTTCTTGACTACGCGACCCTCATCGCTGGCGTCCTGGGCCTGATGGCCATCACGATCGGCGCTGGCATGATTTTCCTGCCGGCCGGCTTCATCGTCGGCGGCGCCGGTCTGGTGGCCTGGTCGTACATCGTCGCGCGCGCTGGTGCGGGCAGTAAAGGATAACGATGTTCGCCAAACAGTTTTTCGGCTCGCAGACAGCATCAGGTTCCGGCGGCTGGCTGTCCGGCCTTGGCGGTGCCCGCTCCGATGCCGGCCCGCTCGTGACCGTCGAGTCGGCGCTGGCGCTCACTGCGATGCAGAATTGCGTCAGCCTGCTCGCGGAAAGCATTGCCCAGCTGCCGCTCGACATCTTCCGCCGCCTCGAAGATGGCGGCAGGGAGTCGGCCAAGGATCACGCCCTTCATCGGATTCTCGCCTATCGCCCCAACGGGTGGCAGACGCCTCTCGAATATCTCGAGCAAAGCCAGATGAAGGCCGGCGCGCGCGGCAATTCGATCAGCATCATCGCGCGCGACAGCGATGGCACGGTCACCGACCTGCTGCCGGTGCCGACCGAGTCGGTCCAGGTGCTCAAGGGGCCGGACCTGATGCCGTACTACCGCATCGACGGCCAGGACCCAATCCCGCAGCGCATGGTGCACCACGTGCGCTGGTGGAGCCTGAATGGCTACGTCGGCGTCTCGCCGATCATGCTGCATGCGAACGCGATCGGGCACGCCCAGGCTATCCAGCAGTACGCCGGCAAGTCGTTTCTGAACGGTACGGCACTGTCGGGCGTGATCGAGCGGCCGAAAGAGGCGCCGCCGATCAAAGATCAATCGGTAATCGACCGGATCACGGATCGCTGGCAGCAGATGTACGGCGGCAGCGGCAACGCCAAGCGCGTGGCCATGCTGCAGGAGGGGATGACGTTCCGCGCACTGTCGATGACCAACGTCGACGCCGAGCTGACCGTGGCGCTGAAGCTGGCCGCGCTGGACATCGCTCGCATTTACAAGGTGCCGCCGCACATGATCGGCGAGCTGGACAAGGCGACGTTCTCGAACATCGAGCACCAAGCCATCCAGTTCGTCATCTACACGCTGCTCCCGTGGATCAAGCGGCACGAGCAAGCCATGATGCGCGACCTGCTGCTACCGAGCGAGCGCGACGAGTATTACATCGAATTCAATGTGTCCGGCCTGCTGCGCGGCGACCAGGCATCCCGCTTCGCGGCCTACGCTGTCGCGCGACAGTGGGGCTGGCTGTCGGTGAACGATATTCGCCGTCTCGAAAACCTGCCGCCAATCGAAGGCGGCAATACCTACCTGCAACCGCTCAACATGGCCGACGCCGCAAAGCCGCTGCCGGCCGCGCAACCGAAACCGAGCGCCCAGCAGGTCGCCGAAATCGAAGGAATCCTCGCATGAAGAACCGCTTTCGCATCGCCAGCATGATTTTCAATCAGCCGCTGATGGTGACCGAGCCCATGCTCGACCATGCCGCGGCCTGGGCCAATCAGCAAATGAGCCTGAACATCGTCAACCTGAGCGTCAACGGCGCCGCGCCGAAGATGATGGAAGACGACGACGATGTGGTGTACCAGAGCGCAGCCGCGCGCGCGGATGACGTCCGTCGCCAGGCGATCGCCGACACCGGGGTCGCCGTCATCCCGATCCACGGCGTTCTGGTCAGCCGCAGCATGCAGATGAATCCCTGCGAGACCATGACCAACTACGAGCAGGTGCGCGCCCAGGTGAATGCCGCGCTCGCGGATCCGGCCGTCGAGCAGATTGCTTTCGACATCGACAGCCCGGGCGGCAGCACGACGGGCGCTTTCGAACTGGCCGACTTCCTGTTCGATGCGCGCGGCGTCAAGCCGATGAGCGCGATCACGAATTTCAATTCGTTCTCGGCAGGCTACCTGATGTCGTCGGCCATCGGCAACGTGTCGATGTCGCGCACGTCCGGTGTGGGGTCGATCGGCGTGATCGCCAAACACTTGGACACGTCGGCGCGCAACGAGCAGCAGGGCGTGAAGGTGACGACGGTCTACGCCGGCGCGCACAAGAACGACATGAGCCCGCACGAGCCCTTGACGGAGCAGTCGCTCAAGTTCCTGAACGACATGGTCCAGAACTATTACGACCAGTTCGTCGGCGCGGTGGCTCGCTACCGCGGACTGTCACCCGACGCGGTGCGCGGTACCGAAGCCGGCGTGTTCTTCGGCCAGCAGGGCGTCGATGCCGGCCTGGCCGATCGCATCGAGACGCCGCAGGCGGCAATCGATCGCATTTCCGCGCAGGCGCGCCAGGCACGCACCGTGCGCACCACCAAGGCATCGTCCATCAGCGCCCGCGCGAAAGCGATGGCGCTCCAAACCCAAATTTGACCGCGTTCGCGGAGCAAGCAACCAAGCCACCTACGGGTGGCTTTTTCTTTTCTAGGAGAAGGCACTATGCCAACCATCAACGAATTGCGTAGCGAACGCGCCAAGGTCAACGCCAGCGTGCAAGCACTGGCCAAGATCGAAGCCGACGGCGGCGCCCTGAGCGCCGAGCAGCTGACCGAGTTCAGCGGCTTGCAGACCAAGTTCGCGGACCTGACCGCCCAGATCACCCGCATGGAAGCGGCCGAGAGCATCGCCGCCGCAGCAGCGGTGCCGGTCGACCGTGCGCACGGCGGCGCCCACCAGCCCGCCGCACCGCCGGCCGCCGCCAGCATGCCGGCACGCGCGCGTACGCCCGATGTGCCGGGCGCCAAGATGGCCCGCATGGTACGTGCACTGGCCGCTGGCCAGGGTAACGTCCAGGCTGCCGCCAAATTCGCGATGGACAACCAGTTCGGCGAAGACGTGGCGATGTCGCTGAACACGCTGTCGTCGAGTGCCGGTGGCGTGCTGGTGCCGGCCAACCTGGCCTCGGAAGTGATCGAGCTGCTGCGCCCGAAAGCCCTGGTGCGACGCATGGGTGCTCGCCCGCTGCCGCTGGCCAATGGCAACCTCACCATCCCGCGCCTGAAGGGTGGTGCGGTCGTGGGCTACATCGGCAGCGACACCGACGCCCCGGCCACGGGCCCGTCGTTCGGCAACCTGCAGCTGGCCAGCAAAAAGCTGGCGGCCCTGGTGCCGATCTCGAACGACCTGCTGGCCTATTCGGGCACGAACCCGAACGTCGACCGCATCGTCGTGGACGACCTGACGGCCGCGGTCGCGACGCGCGAAGACAAGGCGTTTATCCGTGACGACGGCACGAACAACACGCCGAAGGGCCTGCTCGCCTGGGCGCTCGCCGCGAACAAGATCGCCGCGTCGGATGGCACCACCATCCAGAAGGTCGAGACGGACCTGAACAAGGCCATCCTGGCGCTGGAAGGCGTCGACGCGAACATGACGGAGCCGGGCTGGATGATGTCGCCGCGCTCGTTCCGCTTCCTGGAAGGCATGCGCGACGGCAACGGCAACAAGGTCTATCCGGAGCTGGCGCAAAAGCAGCTGAAGGGCTACCCGGTCGGCACCACCACCCAGATCCCGAACAACCTGGGTACCGGCTCGAACGCCTCCGAGATCTACTTCGTGGATTTCGGCGACTGCTTCATCGGCGAAGACGAAACCCTGATGATCGATTACTCGAAAGAGGCGACCTATAAGGACAACGACGGCAACCTGGTCAGCGCCTTCCAGCGCGACCAAACCCTGATCCGCGTGATCTCCAAGCACGACTTCGGCCCGCGTCACGTCGAGTCGATCTCGGTCCTGGTCGGCGTTACCTGGGGCGGCTAAGCCACCCGGCCCGGCGCGTGCAGATGTGTCGGGCCGTTCACTCATAGGAGCCAAGAATGCAATCAGTCATATTCGTCAAGCCCTGGTCGGCATACAGTCCGGGCGATATCGCCGGCTTCGACGACAAGCGCGCCGAAGCGCTCGTCGAGGCAGGCGCTGCCAAAGCGTATTCATCGGACGCAAGCAACGCGGAAGGCGAAAGCGATGTGCAGCAGCCCGCAGAAGACGCAGCGCCGGAAGGGGAGACGCAAGCGTCGGAAGCCGTGCCACAGGCCCCGGCGCGCAGCGCC